AGTTTGCGAGTTACTTGTTTCCTGCATGGCTCATGGGCAGACGACCTGATTTGAAGATAATACAAGCGACACACACGGCAGAACTAGCTGTGGGTTTTGGTCGTAAGGTAAAAAACTTAATTGATAGCGATGATTTTAGGGATATATTCCCAGAGATAAAATTAGCTAGTGATGCGAAGGCATCTGGCAGATGGTCAACAAATGGTGGCGGAGAATATTACGCTGTTGGAGTTGGTGGTGCGTTAGCTGGTCGTGGTGCTGACTTATGTATCATTGATGATCCTGTGTCAGAGCAAGATGCGTTGAGTCCGACAGCGTTAGATGGTATTTACGAATGGTATACATCAGGACCTAGACAAAGATTGCAACCAGGTGGTTCAATCATCATTGTTATGACCAGATGGGGTATTAAAGACCTGACAGCGAGAGTTATATCCAAGCAAGCTGAAGGCGGAGCAGACAGATGGGAAGTCGTGGAGTTTCCTGCAATATTTCCAGATACAAATAATGTGCTTTGGCCCGAATATTGGAGTCGAGAGGAGTTAGATGGAGTAAAAGCGTCAATTCCTGTAGCTAAATGGAATGCACAATATATGCAGAATCCTACTGCTGAAGAAGGTGCAATTATCAAAAGGGAGTGGTGGAATGTTTGGGATAATAGTGAACCACCTCCGTGTTCGTACATCATTCAATCATACGATACCGCTTTCAGTAAAAATGATCGTGCTGACTTTAGTGCTATTACTACTTGGGGGATATTTACTCCAGTAGAGGGTGAGGGTGATGCAATTATTTTACTTGATGCGGAGAAGGGTAGATGGGATTTTCCAGAACTAAAGCAAAAGGCTTATGAACTAAGCGAGGCTTACGATCCAGATATGATATTGATAGAGCAAAAAGCGAGTGGTACACCTTTAACACAAGAGCTTAGACGTATGGGTGTTCCTGTTACACCCTTTACACCGAGCAAAGGTGCTGATAAGTTTGCAAGGATGAATGCTTGCGCACCTGTGTTTGAAAGTGGTATGGTATGGAGACCAGATGCTAATTTTGCAGAGGAGGTTGTTGAAGAGTGTGCTAGTTTTCCACATGGCGACCATGATGACTTGGCAGATTCGATGACACAGGCTATACTAAGATTCAGACAAGGTGGTTTTATATCCACACCTGATGATGAAGAATTTGAACCAGGATATAGAAGGAAAATGGAGTATTACTGATGTCAGGAAAATTATCTAAGAGTAAACAAAAATCTTTAAGAATTATGGAAAATATAGAGAAAGCGAACAGAAAAGCTGCAGGTAAAGATTTTGTACCAAAAAAAATTAGAATGAATGAAATTATGGATGAAATTGCAAAAGTGATGGGAGACCCTAACTACAAAGTAAAAGCCAAAGGTGGAGCTGTAACACCTATGGAAATGGGTGGCGAAGTCATGGACACAACCAAAGCTATGCCCGTTGGTATGATGGACGGTGGTAAAGTCAAGCCTATGAAGATGAACATGGGTGGTGTTGTACCAGGCAGAGGTGGAAAGTTCAAAGGAGTTAGGTAGTGTCAGACGAAGCTGATAGAATTAGAACTTATCAAGAATTAGCAAGGCGTGGTCAGCCTGTGCCTGGCAAAAACTTTGGAACTGGCGTTACTCCTAAGACAAAAAAGATAGAGCCGAAAGTCAAAACCATAGACACAACTAAAATGAAACAGATTAAATTATTAAGATTAGGTGGTAATGTGAGTAAAAGCAAAAACCCGTTAGCTGGTTTAAAGATGGCTACCAATATAGCGAATCAAGAAAATAAAGATTTAGCTAAGTTAAAAAAAGTAGCTAAAAAGCCTCGTAAAATTAAAATGAAAAGACCCACTAACTTAGATATAAGAAACGCATCTATCACTAAACCAACGACAATGGGTATAAACAAAGCAACAATTATAAAAGCAGAGAAAGGTGGACTAATGGAAGCAATTGAAAAAGTAAAAGCAAAAGAAATGAAATTAGGTGGAGAAGCTAAAAAACCATTAGTGGGCGGTCAAAAGAAATTAGACAAAAATAAAGATGGTAAAATATCTGGTGATGACTTTGCTATGATGGAAAAAGGTGGCAAGGTCGAAGAATACGGTGGTGGTGGCTCTGTAAAAGGTGGCAAGATGTCATGTCGTGGCATGGGTGCAGCAATCAAAGGTGGCGGCTTTTCTATTAGATAGGATTTAAAATGGCAATCGAAAAAATAAATGGTATTGATGGCGCAATGCCTCCAGAGATAGAGTCTAATTTAGTTGAATTAGCACAACAACCTATGATTGAAGGTGTTACAGAATTAGATGATGGATCAGCTATCATTGGTGAGATGGAGATGGAAGCAGAAACTCCTATTGCCATTCCTTTCGATGCAAACTTAGCAGAACATATTGACGAAGATGTATTGTCAGAAATATCCAATGAGATTATAGGCAATATAGAAGATGACACCAATTCAAGAAGCGATTGGGAAGAACAATACAAAGGCGGACTAGAACTTCTTGGTATGAGTTACGAAGACAGATCAGAACCTTTCGAGGGTGCATCTGGAATAGTACATCCATTACTTGCTGAATCCGTTACACAGTTTCAAGCACAAGCATATCGTGAAATGCTACCCGCTGGCGGACCTGTCAAAACTTCAATTATTGGAGCAGAAACTCCAGAAACAACAGCTCAAGCAGAGCGTGTTAAAAATTATATGAATTATCAAATAACTTATGAAATGGAAGAATACGATCCTGAATTAGATCAGATGTTATTTTATCTTCCAATCGTAGGTTCAGCATTTAAAAAAGTTTACTTTGATCCAACAATGCAAAGAGCAGTAAGTAAGTTTGTGCATTCTGAGGACTTAATTGTTCCGTACAGCGCAACAGACTTGGCAACTGCTACGAGAATAACTCACTGCATTCGTATGGACAAAAATGAAATTAAAAAATTACAATTATCAGGATTTTACAAAGATATAGACCTTCCTAGTTCTGGTGCTGATTCAGATGGCACGAATGATGTGAAGGATACAATTAATGAGATAGAGGGTATTACAAGTAGTTCTTCACAGAACGAAGAGATGATGATTTATGAAGTTCACACAGATTTGGATATTGAGGGGTTTGAAGATATTGGAGCTGATGGTGAACCGACAGGATTGAAGATGCCCTATATCGTCACAATCATGGAGGACACTGGGGATGTCTTATCAATCAAGCGGAATTTCAATGAAAACGATCCGCTCCGTAGGAAAGTGCCTTATTTTGTTCATTATAAGTTCTTACCTGGTCTTGGGTTTTATGGCTTTGGTCTCACACATACTATAGGTGGTCTTTCCAGAGCTTCAACATCAATACTTAGACAATTAATAGATGCTGGTACATTGTCTAATCTTCCAGCAGGTTTTAAAGCTAGAGGAGCTAGAATAAGAGATGACGAAACACCTCTTAATCCTGGCGAGTTTAGGGATGTGGATATGGTCGGTGGTGATCTAAGACAAGCTATTATGCCACTACCATTTAAAGAACCATCACAGACATTATATTCTCTTATGGGAACATTAATTGATTCTGGCAGACGTTTTGCATCTATGGCTGACATGAAAGTTGGCGAGATGCAAGGCAACGCTCCTGTTGGCACAACTATGGCTATCATGGAGCGTGGCACGAAGGTTATGTCAGCTATTCATAAACGTCTTCATTATTCGCAGAAGATAGAGTTTAAGTTGTTAGCTCGTGTATTTTCTATGGGCGTTCCTATGTATCCTTATCAAGTACCAGGTGCGCCACCAGAAATAAAACAAACTGATTTTGATGATCGAGTAGATATATTACCAGTATCTGATCCTAACATCTTTTCTATGTCACAACGTATTGCTTTGGCACAAACTCAATTGCAATTGGCTCAAAGCAATCCAGAAATTCATGGGCAGAATGGTATGTACCAAGCCTATCGTAAGATGTACGAAGCGTTAGGTGTTACAAATATAGACCAAGTGTTGCAGCCTCCCCCACAACCAATGCCCATGAACCCAGCAAAAGAAAATCAGGAAGCATTGAGATTAGGAGTTTTAACTGCTTTCCCAGAACAAAATCATCAGGCACATATATCAGCGCATTTGGCTATGATTTCTACTCCTGTGGCACAATCAAATGCGTCAATACTTATGACATTGCAAGGTCATATATCCGAGCATATTGCTATGATGTCAGAAATAACTGCACAACAAGAAGTCATGGCAACAATACCACCAGAACAACAAATGATGATGCAACAAGACCCTAACATGCAAAAGCAGATAGCAGATCAAATTGCATCAAGAGCAGCAGAAATTGCAGCCGAAGTGCAAGAGCAATACGCACAAGCACTTACACCTCCACCACAAGAAGATCCTCTTGTTAGTTTAAGAAAACAAGAATTGGCTCTTCGTGGTTCTGAAATACAACAAAAAG